CAACTTGTCCCAGATTATCAATCTCTTATCCAAAAAAGGAATGTTTCAAATTATGTTTAATTCCGTCCAGATTCCATTTACCTTTTATCAGATGAATAACTTGGATAACTTGAATGTTATTTATTGTACCTTTATGCGAGGCCAAACTGGTGACACACCAATCAATTGTACCATTACATTGACTCAAGGAAACTATACGCCTTATACATTGATGACGGAATTAACAACTCAATTGTATGCGACGGCAGTTGGTCTTGGATGGAATATCGCATTGGCGTTTACAACATCCTATAATCAAGCGACTGGATACATGACCATCAATATTACAAATGCACCCACGGTTGGAGCATTGGCGTATATCTATTTGAATTTTAATAATGCGAATCAAAATCCTTATACGGCTGGATTCTTTGGATATACGAACTCATACATCTTTCAAATTCTTCCAACGGGCACTCTACCCAATCCGTCGGTATCGATTCAACCTTGTGTCTTGAACCCCATCAATTATCTATTGGTGCGTTCGTCCTTTAAGCAATTCCGTAATCGTGAATTCATCGTATTGAAAGATGACGTGTCTGACATTGTATACAAGGTTCCCATCATCACCCCGCAATCAAGTTGGATTAATTATTTTCAAATGAGCGAACCAGTTTATATTATTGATAATACGATTCAATCGATTAACTTTTACTTGACCAACAATTTAACCTATACACCAATCAACTTGCAAAATATCCCGTGGTCATTTTCATTTACCATTCGAGAAGTGATTCGTCCAGACTGGGATTCGTATACACCCATTTTAACTTCATTGCCTCCCAAGGAACAAATTGATGTAGAGGGACTACAACGAGAAAAGGAAGAAGAGCTTCGAAAATTAGAACTCATCAAACAAAAGTTATTAAAGAAAAATAAAAATATGGATATGCTCAAAGATAAAATGAAAAAAGAAAATCTTGTTGAACAGTAAGAATGTCAGAGTTAACAAAAGCATTGGTTCCATTTGATAATCAGATATGCAAAGAGGATACCCCACTTCCACTCAAGCCTTGCAACTATGGTATCTTTGCTCGTAAAGGAATGGGAAAGACTTCTCTTCTTTTAAATCTTTTATTGAAAAAGGAAAGTCCATGGTTTAAACATTTCAATTTGATTTTCTTTATTTCGCCCACAGCAAAGAATGACCCCAAGGTAAGTGAATTGATTGATGACATTGGTGAACAGTACTACGAGACGTTATCGCCTGAAGTCTTACAAAGCATAATGAACAAGATAGATGAACACAAGGACAAGTGGAAACGCAAAAAGAAAAAGGGTACCCCAAGTTATTGCATTGTGTATGATGACTGTATTCATTTAATTAAATCCAAACAAAATAAATTCATCAATGAATTAGCCACACAGAATCGACATCGTCATATCACTAATATTTATCTCTTGCAAAAATGGAATACCTTTCTTCCACCTCTCATTCGTTCCAACTTGGATTTGATTAGTATCTTTCGGACGGACAATAAAAAAGAGTTGGATTCATTTATGGAAGAAATGAATGGTGATGAAACAGCACTTCGAGCATTGTATGATTATGCGACCAAGGAAGAATATAGTTTCCTTCATATCAACATGTATCATCATCCTGCCAAGTATTATAAAAAGTTCACGGAAATCAAATATGTGAAATGAAAAAAATATCTTGCTATCATGTAAAATGACACACCATAAGCATCGTCCCGAAATAAATGCATTCTATGATGATATTGAGTTTTATAAACGAGGTGGAAAGAAACACAAGAAAGCAAAGCACGCCCCTGTAAATCAAAACATCATCAAGATTCACATTGGTGCGGATAAGCTTAAATCTCGTTATGCCCAAATGAATCATACGACACGGCTTCAACGTAATGCTCGTCCTATGGCCAACTCACCTTCCGTATCTCTTTCATCTACCTTTGCTGTTCCTAATCCCATTGCCTATCCATCTCGTCATGTTGAGATTGGCCAAAACTTAATTCCTAATCCACCCATTGAACGTGTTGAAGTTGGTTCAAGCCGAGGCGTTCCTAATTTCACAAGCGAGAATCCAAGAGGGATTGAATCTATCTCATCTCAACCTTCACGAGCAATCCCATCAAAACTTGGTGGAAATCACGGAGGTGTAGCGTATCAATCCCCCGAAGCAATTCGAGCCAATGAACATTCATACGAACCAGAAGCAGAAGATTATGCATTTGGGTCAATGAATTATTTCAAACCAAGTGGTCGTGACAATATTCCTTTACCCCATCAAGCCAAACATACCATTGCTACCCCTGTCGATTATTTTCCCAACCGTGGACAAGATGCAGTTCCAGTCCCCATTGAAATTGAACGTATGCATGAACGAGGACGTGAACGTGGTCGTTCCCCCAGTGTAAGACCATCAAGACCAGCACGTGATGAAGATTTCTTAAGTCCATCCCAAGCAAAAGAATCTCATCGTAGAGAAGCCATCAGTGAAGGTCACGCAAGACGTAACGCGCAACCAGCACAACCAGCACCAGCTTTACCCGTACGTAGAAATGTATCGTTGGTATCTCCTTCCCCTGCTGGAAGAATTAAAAAAATAGATATTCTTTCTGGCTTTCCTTCCGATTATCCTGTTTCTGAAATGAGAAATCAAGATAAAGAAGCATCGGTTTCTACGGATTCATTCAAACATGGCGGAATGAAAAAACACGCATCTATTTTTTAATCTTGATAAATAAATAAATGAATCCCCTACCCGCCGTTCTTGCTGTTGCTGATGCCGTTGAAGTTCAACCTCAACCCGTTCAACCTCCCCAAAAACAATTCATCTTGTGTATTACCAAAGATTTAACAGAGGCGGATTTTGCCCTCTTTAAGCCTTTTAATCTCGTCCAGTACGATGATGACATCCATAAGAATCTTCCCATCAACTCGTTTGATTTTGATTTCCTTGTGATTGACTTTCGAGAGAAAGGAGACCGCTATGCATTCATGAAAGAAGTAGTTCCACGACGAGCCTTGTATAACATTATTGTATATTGTCACGCATTTGAAATCGATGATTTAGATATCGATTGTGATAACTCCCTTGCCAAACTACCTGAACGACAAGCACGCCCTGAAGACTTTAAAACATTGCTTCTTATTAAACGATTGAAGAAGCCTAGATGGTATGTCTCGTTGTTTGCGTGCATCTTAAATAAATACCAAAAGATAAAAAACTAATCGGTGTGTGCTTGGATGTATATAGTATCATGCACACTGGAACCAAGACTATATGAATTTATTTCTTTGTATACTTTAATGCCTCGTCCAAAGAGTGACCCATCTTCTCTGCCGTCTCTTTCATTTCTTTTAATGCGGGGACATCCTTGTACTTGTCACTAAGAAAGATATGACGAAGCATAGATGTTGAGGTAGGCTTTCCAAAAAACGTATAGAGCATGTTTGTTAACTGGGTGCTGTTAATTTTCCCGCTCTGTTTCGTATTCATCAAGAGATAATCATGAGGATTAAGTTTCATCCAGTCCGTGATTATCTTTTGTAATTTTTTGGGAATCTCTTCTCGTTGCTGTTTATATTTGTTTGCCGTCTTGTATACATTAAACACAAATGAAGCGACTTTCTTTTCTACCTTCATAAAATTATCTTTGGCTTCATCTATATTTCGAATTTTAAATTCTGCATAGTCTAATGACCGGCGTGGAGGAATGAGAATGAGACACGAGAGCAAGACATACATTTGACATTTTTGGAATTGTTGTTTATCCAATGAGGTACGTTTGAATAAAGGACTGACTTCTTTTTCCAATGCATTGTACAATGTCATGACTTCAGGCCACGACATCATTCCTTCCTTTTGACGGTCAGTTAATTTTTGTTCATCAATTTCCTTGGACGCTTTCCCAGCATCAGTTGTCATCAATGACCGGAATGCTTCATCCGCATCTTTCTTATCCTTTTCCTTTTCAATGTAAACAATCAAACAAGCAAGCCGAGTCTTACGAGACTTGGGTTCTACTTCTTCCAAGTGTTTCATAATATCCTTATAACATTTCACTACATGAGCTGGCGTATTGAAATCCTCCTTCATTTGTTTTCCCAAGTTAGAAACGATAGACGAATACGTCTTCAAGCTTCCAACACTTAAATCAGGACGATTGGTTTTAAAGACTTCGTTGATTGTCATTTTATCATAAACAAGATTTTAATTTAGTTTTTTATTTATCACATAAACAAAATAAAAAATAAACTTGTAGATACATTTGTTTATACTTTATGGCGATAAACCATATCGTATATAAACTAATATAACATTCATTTCAAGACATAAACCATAAACCAAATGAAGAATAAACCAAATAAACCTTGATTTTAGCCATATACAGTATATAAAAAATTTTTTATATAGTCTTATCCCTTAAAATACGTGGTTTATTGGTTTATTTATACATTGGTTTATCTTTTATAACATAAACTAATAGATTCATTAGTTTATATACGCATTGGTTTATCGCCCATGGGTATAAACAGATATACGAAAGAGTTTATGGATTTCATTTTATAAGAAAATTATTTAAAATCTTGTGATGATGTTAAATGGAATATAAACAACCGACTGATGATGAACTGCATGAGCTAATAATAAAGTTTAGGAACACGTTACCACTGACGGCCTGTGTCATCAAGCGAGTTAACAGTGATGACCCATCCCTGTGTCATACGAGCCCCCGTGAGCATACGCTGGCATGTTCAAACGATTCAGATTCGAGTAAGGAAGAGAAGCAACGTGACTAACCATTCCGCCATGAGCGTATGCATCCATCTCCTCTTCGTGTTTCTTATGATGCTTCTTGTGATGCTTCTTGTGGTGGGGCTTCTCGGGAGTTTCCATTTCTTCCACATGGCCCTTGTGTTTGCGTCCACCACGTTTCATAGCAGGGGCGGAAGCGGATGGTTCTTCTTGAGTCTCCATCTTGGATTGAGTGTTACCAACTTTGTCTTTGGCGTCCTTTACCATCTCAATAGTAAGGCCAGCCTTCTTGGCTTCTTCAGGGAACTTCTTAATGGCGGAAATAAGTTGAGCAGGAGTGTTGATGACTTGAGTCTTGATACCTTCTTCTTTTAATTGATTGACAAGTCCACCATCTGCAAAACAATGTACCTTACCTCCTTTGGCAAAAGATGCGTTGATAGCATTGGCAATAGGTTCACCAATAATAGGAATCTTTCCACCTACCCACGAAATACCTTTCTTGGCTACCCATTTAAGAGCAGAACTAGCGGCCTCTTTTACGAATGATTTTACAGTGTTACCCATATTTTATTAATACTGTTTAATAAAATTTTTTTTGATTTTTTAACGAAGTTCTTGATGTCGTTTTGTTTGAAGATGACGTTTATAATGTATACGAGTATATGTCATCCCACATTCACATATTAATTGTTCGCTATTCTTTTCTTTATATTTTTCATAATTGGAAGCACAACGCCGACCTTGTTCACCGAATGAGTTCAACTGAGCCGGTGGCGTCGATGAGAAGTTGAAAAGCTGTGATTAAAACAAAGTAGATAGTCGAGTTGGCCGAGACAATGTTGTTTGTAGTAGCGCCCAAATTGACTTGGACGTTAAGGATGGAGCACGGGCTACCTTGGAAGGCAAGTCCTTCATTGATGCGTTGAGCTGATGCACCAGCGACAAAGTAGTTGGTGATAAAGTTACCGCCCGAAGCGTTACCGTTGGCAGAGGCTTGACCAGCGACGGCAGTGTTGACCAGAGGGGAAGTGATGGAGGCATCAAAGAGACGACCAAGAACCTTTTGGGCTTCAGCAAAGTAAAGAACAGGGTTGGCCGTGGAATCCAAAGCAAGAGATGAAATCAAACGACCATCTAATGAGACTTGAAAGCCGTTCATGTTATTACTGAATGAAGGGGCGGCCGCCGAGGTGCCTAGGGAAGCTGTAAGGTATTGAACGGCAAGGATACCTTGGAGAGAACTTACGTTCAGACCATAGTTCAAGTTAAGGGTACCACCGCCAGCACCAAAGGTAGTGGGCAGAGTTACGGATGACAAGTTGGTGTAGCCGTATACGTATTTAGCACCTTGCATCATGTCCGAGCGTACTTTGTGGATGAATGCTTCTTCGGGTTGAACACGGTCGTAGACGAGCTGGACGTTCGTGATAATCATACCAGTCCAAGCGGGGTCGTTAGCACCAGCCGTGTAGACTTGATTGATATTGGATTGCCAGTCCAGCTGTACTTGGAGCGTGCCGTTCACGAGGTAAAGAGGGAACGATTGTTGACTGCCAAGGAGACCAAGGAGAGGAACTGCAAAGGTGTATGTTTGAGATGAAGTTGCTCCGCCGACCGGTTGGTAGTATTGAACACCTGAGCCAAGCATGAGGGTTGCATCGTGGGCTAACCAGTCAGCGGAAGTGGAGTTGGCTAACATGGCGTC